GGGGTCCAAATATGATTCCTAAATCATTTATTAGCATGCTTCCATCTTTAAAACCAATAATTGGAGATAGATTGTGCATATTTCTACATAAACATTTTACAAAAATGTCAAATAAAAATTTAATAAAACCTTTATCATATAATGATACTATTTATGACAAAGATCATTTGCCTGATCATTATTTGAGCACAATGTATGGCAAGAATTCAATTAAACAATCGGGAAACATGGGGCAAGGAATATTACATTACACATCATCTTTTTGGCATGGCTGTGCTATATACACAATTGATAAGAAGGTTTCTGAGATAGATGAAGTGGTTAGAGTTAAAACTATCTACTCATCAGATGACTATTTAAGAAGCGTCTGTCATGCTAAAAATATAGATAAAAAATATTTGTGTAACAAGATTGAAAATATTACTTTAGTAATTAATCGCTACTTTAACATCATAAAAAATATATATAAAAGCACCTACTCATCAGTGATAAACGAGTTTAATTCACAATTTGCAATAGGTCAAGGGTTTCTTATCCCAGACTCTGTTTTTCTCATACCAATCTTTCAATATGAACCATGTAAAGATACTGCGGACGTTATCATGAAATTCTTTCAGAAAGTGAGGACCTATGCTAATAAGACAGTAACATTAAATGATACTGACATTGTCCTGAGAATGGGAGCAATGCACTTATCAATTTTAGGTTTGGATATTAATGTGGATCCCCTACTAATAAAATTCTTAGGAATGGATAAAGTGAGTTTTATTAACAAAGCGTTGCTTAAACCACTGAGACATTTAGATATATTAAGAAAGAATAAATGGGAAACTAACAAATCATTAATTCTCCCAACAAGGGCATATGATAGTTCTATATCACATGGTATTAACGCTATATTTAATTCTACTAAAGGCCATGAATTAATAGATAGATCATTCAGTGTTCTTAAGATGATTATAAACTCAAAAAAAGATCAACCTGATGCAAAGTTAATAGAACTAAGTTATCCAAATCAAAAGCTTTTTGATTATATTAAAGATTTCAGCAGGTCAATAATAATTGATGACATTAAACCAATGAGAGTTAAAAATTATTATCCCTGTAAGATATTGAGCTCTTCATTTAAATTTAAAAATTCAGTGGAAACACTGTTTTGCATTAAAAATAAAATTGAATTTGATGATAGGTTTATAACAAACTCATCTACATTAAAACATGAGTGTTTCATTTTAGATGGTGACTTAGATAAAATGAGGATAGATCATGAATTGTATATGTCATCCCTACCTATCTCTTACACAGTTGGAAAGAAGAAAGGGACTCTAATTGACATTTTAAGAGAAAACATATCTTCTAACCTCATTAGTAACAAAAGAATTATATTCAGAAGTTTAGATATTGATTATACAGATTCTTCATTAATTAATTTGAATAAAAAATGTTTTAACGTATTATCTGAAAGCACCTTCTTGTCAGTAGTTGAAAACTCTGTTAAGAGAGGTGTTGATCACATTAGGT